ACCTACAAGTTCTTTACCCTTATCTTTCTCAGTAAATCTATGAGTACCTTTTGGTGTATATCTAAATTTACCAATATCTGAAGGTATTGCAAAGTTAAATCCATCAGTGTTCTTTAAGTCAACACCTCCAATTCCACCAACAAAAGTACCATCTTCTGTTGAAATGTCATACACATATCCATTAGGACATCTATTTTTTATAACCTCATTTAACCAAACTTCATCACTTTTCATTTTAGTTTTATTAGTAAAAGATGAGTTATTTCTATTTTTATTTTTTAATCTAAATGAGATGAAATTTTCTTTATCTTTTATAGTTCTTATTTTTTTATCAATACCTAAACAATCCATAATATACCCAATACCAGACATAGCAACTTGAGATTTCATACCAATATCTGAACAATCTTCTAAATAATCACCATAACCATCTGAGGAAAAAACACCATTTAAAAAAGCTAATTTATTTTTATCACTAGCATTTAATATGTAATACGGAATTTTCTTCTCTCTGTATGAAGTATAAAAATCTTTACTAAATTTAATACTTACGTATTTAGAATAACTAACTAGATTATAAACACCACTAGATTTTCTATGGTCTTTAATCTTTGTTTTAATATCAAATTGTTCTTCTATAATTAATTGTAATTTAAGTAATTTATCATAGTTAGATGAAGAAATTTTAAAAACACTTCTTTTCCCTTTATTAATATTTATTTCACCAGTTCTTTTAGATTTATAATATTGTTTTCTATCACCATAAGTAGCGGAACCATCACCTAAAAAATAACCATATAGAAATGATACTTCTTCATCTAAATATTCAATACCTTCATTATTAAAATTTTCAACATTTCTAACATCTAATAAATCACCTCTTTTTAAATCTTTAGGTTTTATTTGTTTAGTATTTTGAAAAAGTGAGTGGTCTTCGGTTACACAAACTAATTTATCCTTTGTAGAGACTCTATGTATTTTTTTATCTGTTTTATGACGATATATATAATTAATTTCTTTCCAACCATTTACGGTTAAGACTTCATATGGTTTGATTTCATAATCTCTAAGTTCTTCTTCATCAATAAACTCTGAGTTAGGATTATATAAATCAGAGATTGGTAGAATATCTATCTCTTTCGTTTTTTTCCACCTGATAAATATTGGAGTGTTAAAGGTTACTGAATCACCAACTAATGGTATAAAACCTCTTTCAGTAAAGAATTTAACCATAAGTCTTAGATATTGTCTACCACGACATGTAGTTTCTTCAGCACATTCTAAATCACCCCATGGGAAGATATTTGGCGCACCTAATGAACCAAAAAATGAGTTACCTAATATTTTAATTGGTAATTGTTTTTTATCATATGTTGCCGCTAATGACTTATGTTTTTTAAGGGCCGCTTCACCACGAGCTTTTTGTTCGGGTGTTAAACTATCACCTCTACTATTAAGAACTTCTTCTATTTCTTTAAATTTAGCTTTATGTTGATTCATAAGAGCCTTAAACTCATCTCTTGTATCAGCAATATATAATAACATACTCTTCATCGCACCTGAGATATCAACGCTTGGGAAAATATCGTGTGTCATTTCAATATTTGGATATAGGGCGGCAAAATCAAATTTAGCTACGTCTCTACGATATCCAACTTCTAAAAGTCTAGATAAACCACCAGTAAATGTATGTCTATCTGTAGTTGCTGGTATCGCAAGTCTATTTTCATATGACCACGCAAACATAATCAATTTCCATATACTAGCAGTACCCATCGTAGTTGACCTATTGTATGTAGTTGGAATAATTTTAGATAATAAGAATGCTGCTTGATTAAATTCTTCATCAACTTTTTCAGTTTCCCAAAGGTCATCAAGTAAATATCGTCTAACAATATCACGACCTTGTACAATCTCATATCCCTCTTCTAAGGGCTTTTCTTCCGTAATCGTATAGTAACTACCATCAATATTATTAAATGCGAACTGAGACTCCCTATTGGCCCACATAGAGTATATTTCATTACCATTGATGTAAACTCGATTAGGTTTATTCTTTTTAGCGTACTTTGTAATGTATTTTAACCCAGCACCTTTAATATTTGAATTAATTGCTTTGGCTCTACGTACCGCATGATAGACATCTAGAATATTATAACCCCACATAGAAGTTTGTTTAAAATATTCAGTTTCACCACCATATTTTATTGAACTATCTTTCCTATAAATTTTAGCTTTACCTTTTGGGTCAAGAGTTTTAGCCATCATTTCAATATCAACCCCTAAAATATCACATCTTGTGTATAGAAAGGACCAATCAAAATTTTCTGAATTATAACCAGCAATTGTATCAGGTTGTAAATTTTTAATACATTCGAAGAATTTTAATATAATTAATAACTCTTCTTCTCTTTGATTACCATCAGGGTCAATTTCAAATATTTCTTCAAAACCCCTATTATCTTTAACACCAATTTGAAATATTCTAGCATCCTTATATCTTACAGGCTCTCCTTCACTATCAAACTCATATTTTTTTGTTAAGTCTTCACCATTACCCATCATTTCCTTAACCTCTTGAATTTCTTCTCTAGATAATAGAACCCCTTTTGGGTAAAGACCAGTGGTTTCCAAGTCAAATTGAAGTCTATGAAGTTCATCATAATCCTCAAAACCCTTAAATAAACGCTTACCACTTTGAATTAGATATTGTTCAACTGGATTAATCGCCATAAATAAATGTCTATGACTTTTACCATATACATCAATACCACCTTGTTTGAAGAAATTTAATAATTTAGAATATTGACCATCAACACTGGCCATGAATTTAAATCCATCATCCATTCTTGAATGTGGCGTTTCGTTATTTAAAGATACTTTTAATCTGGTAATTTTAACTCCGAACTTCTTAGTGGCAGCATTAATTTTATTCCTTTTACCACCATACATTTGTTTAGTGACATCTTGTTTGAACCAAAGAAATGATTTAATTTTATCTGTTTTAACGTATTTACCCCTTTCTGGGTCATTAATAACTAAACTCACTTTTTCAGCACCATAAGGAATTTCAACTCCAATTATATATTTTTGTGAGTTTCTACCTTCTAGAAACCTAGCTACTTGTTCTTCGTTAATCATAATTTGCTTCTGTTTGTAACAAAATAACTATTTTTTTAACCAAAAAACAAGGGTTTTTGTAAATTTTTAGAAATAAATTCTTCTTTACCAGGTAGTTGAGATATTATTTATCAAGGATATGAATAATTAAATCCTCCCTAATTGGTACGATAAGTTTTCCTGAGCCATCATTGAAAGTGATTGTAAATTCACCACGGTAAGTTCCAACTTTTTTAGTTTCTTTTTCAGAGAATTGATATCCGATGTAGTATTCTTCACCAACACAGTCTTGTGAAGGGTCTTTAAGAATACATAAAGCGTCTTTACCACCAATTCTTTTAACACCAGTATTAGTATCAATCATACAGAATTTAATGGTTGAGTTTTGGATTTTATTATGGAATGAATCGTAGTCATTTCGACCATCATTTATTAATTCCATTTTAAGTATTGGTAATGTTGCGCTTTGCTTTATGAAAAAGTCCATTTTGTTTTTTATTATAAATATGTTAATCGAATGATTTAATCAGTTGAATTGCTTGTTCAATTGTATTAAAACTTTTTGTTGGCACCAACATATGTGGTTTTTTAAGTATAATTGGAATTGCAGCGACACCAGCATATTTAAATACTTTTTCACATTCTTCTTTATATTTTTCATTTTCAATATCAACTTCAAAATATTGGTAACCCTCTTCATCTAGTGATTTTTTTAATTCATTACAGTAGTCACATTTCTTATTTGTATAAATTCTCATCATAATTCTAATCCATTTTCTTCTAAATCACCCATTAATCGACTAAGCCTTTCACTATGCTCATCATTTTTATTTAAGATTTCATCAATATTCTTTTGTTTCTTCATAAGTGAATACCACATTGCAAGTGATATTGTACCTCTAAACAATTGATAATAAACGGAAACGTTATTCTCTTGTCCAATCCTATAACAATTATGAACATTATAATTTCCAACCACAAATGAGTGGTCGTCTTCAACTGATAAATCATATACACGTTCTTCACCTCTTTTTGGTTTACTAATGTGTATATTTTTTATAGGGTACGTTATATAGTTACCAATATGTTTAATTTTTTTATTTTTAAAATTATCAAAAGTGTATTCCATAGAATAGTTATTTAACCCTTTATTTGATAACGACACAGTTCTACCTAAATTAGCGTTATATCTAATTAATTGTGAAATTAATTTTAATGACGCTGTTGTAGCTTGTTGGGTATTTTTTCGTTGATAACCATCCCCGTGATAATAACCATCTAATAATGATGTTAATTGTGATTTATTTAATTCATCAACCCATTCTGGTAATTGTTTATTATAGACATTTGACCCAAACCATTGTTTAAAATTTAACGCTAAATTCTTAGAATGAATTGTACATGTTTTAACATTATTTTTATCAATATATGAACTATGTTTTTCAATTCTAAAATTTTCTTTTATTATTTTAATTATATATTCAGAAGCATCACACATTTTAGGGTTATTTACTTTTTGACAAACGTTAACTGTGGACGATTTACCTTCCTTTGTTGAAGTCCAGCCATCAGCGATGAAAAATCCAAATGCGTATAATAAATCATTAGTTAATAATATTCGTTTTGGTAATTCAAATAATCTACCATTAATTTGATTAAATCCGTGGTTATTTTCAAAGTTCTTATTAATATAATCTTGGGGTATTAAATATTTTTTATTTGATAATGGTGGGGCTTCTGATTTAATGGTTAATGAATGATTTAAGATATTTAAATCTTTAGCTTCTAACCATTTAAACTCTGTATCACTTTTATCATAAACATATAATTTATGGTCATGTGTTATTGATAAATTTTGATTGAACCCAAATGCGTTAATGTCATATCTTAATTTTTTTCTCTCTAAATGTGATGTTTTATTATTTACATTTTTAAAATTCCCATTATGAGTATAAACCTTATCACCAATTTCAATATCTTCAATTAACTTATAACCATTATTTGTTAATACATTTTGCCCACCGAATATACATCTATCTTCCGCTTGTTCATTATCACCTGGTACCCAACTGAATGAGTTGAAGATAACTACAGTACCTTCAGTAAGAGTAATACCAACACCAGCAGATGTGATGTTACCAATAAATACTTTAGTTTTATTATTATTTTGAAATTTATCAATAGAATTTTGTTTAGCATTGGCAGTCATAGTACCATTATGAATTACACATGCGTTACCAAACTCTTCAGATAAATCGTTTAATTCCTCTGTAAATGTGGTAAATATAACAACTTTTTGACCTTGTTCCATCGCATCTTTAGCTAACTCAACAGTCTTAGGAATAGCTTGCATTGCAATAAATTTTCTAAGAAGACCTAGTTCCACAATATCTTTATGTAATGAACTTGTTTTACGTTTTCCATCCTCAACTCTTTTTTCAAGATAATCATCCCAAATGCTTTCATATTTGGACCAACCAGTTCTATTTAAATCATGGTACAACGTTGTAATAGTTTTATCGGGCATATCAAGTGCGTCACGCTTAAGTCTTCTTAATAAAGTGTTTTTAGTTCTTATACCAAGTTCAGATAAGTTTGAAGCACCATCGGTGACCCAAATTTGTTTTGTTCTACCATTCTTTAATCTCTTATAGAAACGTTTGGCATCACAATACCTCTGAGCATAGAACTTCCAATTACCACCTAATGGTGAACTTACAAGTTTTAATAAATTGAAGAAGTCCATTGGTCGGTTAGCAATAGGTGTACCCGTAAGTAACCAAACTTTTTCAACACCGCTCTTTTCAACAATATCATTCATCAATTTTGTTCGTTGAGCTTTAGGGTTTTTAATTATATGAGCTTCATCTAATATAATTAAATCATAATTCTCTTGAAGAAAGTTTGAATATTCCTCTGGGTTATCAAATTTACCAAGTGTATGGAAGTTTTTGAGTATATCATAGTTTATTATAGTAAATCTACCAACATGTGGCCAGTTACTACCACTAACTATAATCCCTTTCTGACCAAATGATTCAATCTCACGTTGCCATGAAATCTTAACACTAGCTGGACAAACCACAAGAACTTTCTTAGCACCAACAACCAATGCTGCAAATATTGACTGGTAGGTATTATGTGTAACTATACCATGTTCTGTAACATATAAAGAATCTTGCGCATCAACAGTAATACAAACAGCTTCACTAACAGTTTCTAACCTAATATCTTTAATATATCTACCAACTTTATATTTCTTAGGTGTATTATACATATCAGACTTTCTTTTAAGTCTAAATGGGTTCATTCCTTCTGGAAGTTTAATGTTTAATCTATACGCTCGCTTACATAATACTTTAGTACCATCTTCTTTTTTATAAGAACCGATTTTACTACTTTTTCTAACAATACCACCCAAACTATGCACTATCTCAGCAACATCATCAGCCAACTGTTCTGATACACTACAATATTCAGCACCCACAAAATTACCATTATTAGATTTCATACAATGACCATCAGTGTCCATTAGACCTTGTAGAATTGCTAGTCTATCCTCGATACTAGAATATTTATACACATCTGGAATAAATTTAGTGTGGGATAATGTATTATTAAGGTTTAATTCACTTAATACACCATAATTAATATCAACGTCACCTAATATTACATTATCATGTTTAGATGTTTCATTTATATATATCCCATCAAACAATTCATTAAAATCATCTTTATGAATTGTGAAATATACTTTATTTTCTCTTATATTACCATCACCCAAAGAAACACCCAATAAATAAGGTTCAATTGGTAATAAATATTCATTTTCAAATTCAATCGGTTTAACAATTGGTATTTGCCATTTATTTTGACCATTAGATTGTTTATAATAGGTTTTGAACTTATAAGGTCTTTTTTTATTCCATCCAGTTCCTAGTTGTTCAATAACTAAATCTTCATCTAACATTTGATTAGTTGATAGTGTTGTATATCTAATTAGTCTATTTTTATTATTAACACTACCGTTATTAGATGTAACTGACCACAAGTGTTCACCGCCAACTAATACTGAATAACCATCATTAAATGTTACCCTAAATAATTCTTTTTCACCTTGAGGGTGAATCTTAGTAACTTTAGTCTTTTTACCATTAGAACCAATTACATAATCACCAGCTTTTAAATTACCTATTTTTTCCCTACCATTAGGGGTAAATACTTGATTATTAACACACTCCATTTTCCCAAGGCCCATATCATCAGCTAATATAGCACCACCTCTACAAGTCAAAAATTCTATACCTGATTTTTGGTGCTCGTATGGTGTTCTACCTAATTTATCTTGACTTACATAATCATCCCATTCAATATCAACTTCACATTCCGTAAAATACGGGTCATCTAAGACTAATGTTTTTGGTAGGAAATACATCTTAGAATACTTTTGATTTTTTTTAATCTTACCGTATATGTGATATGTTTTTTCTTGGTCAGCCAACATAGCTTGTATGAGTATTCTTTCTGGTGTGAAAGAAAGGTCTTCTTTTTCTTGAAGACTTGTACCCAATAATGGGTTTATTGAAACCACTTTATTCAATACTTGTGGTGGCACATCATGAAATTTATTAATGTAGTCGGCTTGACCATCAGTAAGCTTCACTTTCCCATCTTTAATGAGTTTATTTTTTAAATCTTTTATATAAGGATTGATTCCATCGTACATGCGTAGCAATTCGATGGCACCTCGCCCTTTAAGTTCATTTATATCTACCAAAATTTATCTGTTTTAACAATATATTA